TTTCCGCTCTGATCTAAGAGTGACTCAAGGGTCTCCGTTCTGGGGACCCTTCGTTCAACCTTAATTCAAACACCCAACCCGTCACCAATTCCTTTGGAGGATTCACTGTGGACAATCAAAAAGTACGCGCACACCTGCGTAAAGGTGAACTGGCTGTAACGCTGCTCGAATCGCTGGGTTACTCCTACAACGAATCGAAAGGTCACCCTCAACGGGAGCCATTGTGGATCGCACCATCCAAGAGCGAATTGGAGCTTTTCAAGGAGCAACTTCAAGAACTCCTGAAGCCGCCCCAAGAACGTAAAAGCCCGATCCGCAATGGTGCCCGCTTTAGTGTCACCTCGTTGCCTTCTGGGCACTATCTGCACGCTTATATGTACCGCCACATGAGCTTCAAAGCGGAATCCTCTGAATGGATCGTCGCAGGCTCTAAGCAGTCCGAGAAGCTGCATGGATTTACAGGTTGGGTTGTCCACTTCACGTTCTCCTGTTCTCAACGTACACGAGGCCTGTGGCTGCCGTTGAGCTGCATCAAGGTGGCGCCTGATGCTGACTTCTGACATCGAAACGGATGGTCTCTTAGAGGATGTCAGCAAGTTCCACTGCGGTGTCAGCAAGGATTACTTCACCGGCGAGGTCTTCGAGTACGGACCTAACGACCTCAAGGCGTACATCGCCCAGCTCGAAGCCGAAGCAGCAAAGCCCGAAGGCCTCCTCGTGTTCCATAACGGGATCAAGTACGACATCCCAGTCCTCGACAAGCTGAAGCGCCAATACTTCGGCAAGCGCCTGAACATCCCCCGCAAGAAAGTCATGGACACCCTCGTCCTGTCCCGCCTGATTCACGCAAACATCCGAGATACAGACGGCGGCTTACTGCGTACAGGGAAACTCCCCGGCAATCGCTTTGGCTCCCACGCTTTGGAAGCTTGGGGCTATCGACTGGGTGAGATGAAGGGCGAGTACACGACCGACTTCAAGGCTCAATGTCTGGCCGATGGCACGACCTACGTGAAGGGCATGGAGTGGCTCAACTGGTCACAGGCCATGCAGGACTATTGCGTCCAGGACGTTGTTGTGACGACGAAGCTCGTAACAAAGCTGATGTCCGATCCCTACTACTTCCCGTCTGGTCTGGCTCCGAATGGTGAGCATTGGATGCAATCCATCCGTGCAGTTCACCTTGAGCATGACACCGCATGGGCCTTGGCTCAGATGGAGCGCAATGGCTTCCCGTTCGATTCTGACGGCGCCGAGCGGCTCTATGCGGACCTTGCAGGGCAACGCTCTGACCTCTTGGTAAAGCTCATCCAGACCTTCGGGTCTTGGTATCAAGCCAAGGGCGGCACTGCGCTGTTCATCAACCCGAAGAACGGCAAGCCGCTCGAAAAGTGGTCTGACGGTCGCCCTATGCCACGGGTCAAGTATCCGAAGGTTGGTGGGATTTTCCTGAAGAATGGCAAGACGCGGGACACACGAGAAACCTTCGTGGGTGCGCCGTATACGCCTGTCGAGTTCGTCACCTTCAACCCTGCATCGGGTCAGCATCTCATCAAGGTCCTCAAAGAGGCCGGATGGGAACCAACTGAGTTCACCGATAAGGGCGCCCCGAAGGTCGATGACGAGACCCTTGAAGGCGTGACAGTCGATGACCCCAACGCTCAGGCGTGCATCGCTCTGGTTCGTGACTACCTGATGATCCAAAAGAGAATCGGGATGTTGGCTGAGGGTGATAACGCTTGGATGCGTTTGGTCCACTCAGATGGCTCTATGCACGGATCGATCAACCCTAACGGGGCAGTCACCGGGCGAGCCACTCACAGCTATCCGAACATGGGTCAAGTGCCCAGCGCAAAGAGCCCTTATGGTCCTGAATGCCGTGCTTTGTTTGGCGCCGTGTTCGCAAGGAAGCGCTTCAAGGGTTGGGAAAACTGCGTTCAAGTCGGTGTCGATGCGAGCGGCCTTGAGCTGCGTTGCCTGGGTCACTTCGGTGCCAAGTACGACGAAGGCGCTTATGCCGATCAGGTCCTTAACGGTGACGTTCACTGGGCCAACGGTGTGGCTGCTGGCATCTGTTTGGAAATCATCCGGGACAAGGCGAACCACCAGCACGACCGATGGCGTGACGATGCGAAGACGTTCATCTATGCGTTTCTGTATGGAGCTGGTGACGCCAAGATTGGATCGATCGTTGGAGGCGGTGCGAAGCGTGGCAAGGAGCTGAAGAAAGCCTTCTTGGAAGGAACGCCGGTCATTAAGTCCCTGCGTGAAGCCCTTGAAGAGTCGCTTATATCCTCGCAGAAGTGGAATCAGGCAACCCGCAAGTTTGACATCAAGTGGAAGCGCCGTTGGATCAAAGGCCTTGATGGCCGAAAGATTCACGTCCGTTCGCCTCACTCAGCTCTCAACACGCTGCTCCAGTCTGCCGGTGCGCTCATCTGCAAGGCGTGGGTAGTGGAAACCGAAAGACTCCTCATGGAAGACCACGGCCTTGTCCACGGATGGGACGGCGACTTCTGCTTCATGGCGTGGGTCCACGACGAACTCCAAATCGCTGCTCGTACCCAAGCCATTGGGGAAATCTGCGTGGCCGCTGCACAACAAGCTATTCGCAACGTAGGCGAGTCGTTCGACTTCCGCTGTGTCCTCGATACAGAAGGAAAGATCGGGCCAACGTGGCGCGAATGTCACTAATTCAACAAGGGACCTGAAAGGGTCCTTTCTCATTTCTATAGGAGACCCAAATGTCTATCACCTTGAATCTCGATGTATCTGCTGGCCTACGTGTCGTGCTGGGCGGGAGTGACCTTAAAGGCTTCCAAGTTGCTCGTGCCATGGCGAAAGCTGCCGCTGCTGTTGAAGGCTTCAAACCCGGAAAGCTGAACGCTCAAGAGCAAGTAATCGCGGACCAGATGCTGAGTGATGCGTCGGATGAGGAGGCTCTGAAGTTCATCCTCACGATTTCCATCCGTGAACATCTGGGTGAAGCCCTCCGTGAGTTCGCCCGCGACAACTGCACGGACAAGAAGTCGGCCCGAGTGAGCCCTGTTCAAGTGACCTTTCGTGAGGCAACCAATGGGTGAATACATTCGGATGCTTTACGCCATCAAAAAGGAAGCTCGCACTTTCCAATCTGACTTCTACCGCAAGCACGCTCACGGGGTCTCCGAAGCTGCCTCCCGAGGTCATATTTCTTGCGTGTCTACTGATGGCCGCAACATGGGCGTTTGGTCACTGACTACGGCCGGTCAACTGTTCCTCAAGAAACATGGAGGTGCTGTTTGAGACGTGTCCTGGTTGCCTGTGAATACAGCGCGACGGTTCGGGACAAGTTCAGGTCGCTCGGGTTTGACGCATGGTCGTGTGACCTGCGGCCCTGCGACGGCGACCCCCGGTTTCACATCCAGGGCGATGTCCGGGGGGGGGTATTAGAAATGGGCTGGGACCTGTTGGTAGGTCACCCTTATTGCACTTTTAACACCCTCGCTGGAATCCGTTGGTTCTATCACCCCGAAGATACCCACTTACCGGCAAGCGCACGTCGTCGCCATCCTAACTATCCAGATCGCATGGAGAAATTCAGAGAGGGCATCGACTTGTTCAAGTTGCTGCGTGATGCACCCATTCCGCATATCGCCCTGGAGAACTCCAAGCCTCACGGCCTTGCTATGGCTGAGATCGGTCGACCACACCAGACGGTCCAGCCTTACATGTTCGGTGAGCCCTACACCAAGGGCGCAAGCCTTTGGCTCAAGGATCTTCCTCCGTTAGTCCCGTGGTCCCGTAAAGAAGACTTTGAGGAAATCATTGCGCGCTGCCACTTGATGGCACCTGGGCCCGAACGTGAAAAGGAAAGGAGCAGAACTTATGACGGCATTGCAACCGCTATGGCTGAGCAATGGGGAGCATACATAACTAAAGGAGACTCAATTGACAGCAAGAATTGGCGTAGCACTGGACATGGACTTCCTGATCTTCTCAGCGATGTCCGCAAGCGAGACGGAAATGGATTGGGGCACCGATATCTGGACCTTGGAATGTGACCACGCGAAAGCTCGGGGCATTCTCGGTGGGACCATCAAGTCGATCCTCACGGACATCGAAGAGGACATCCGTAAGAAGAACAAGAAGCCCTTTGAGATGGTCCCGCTGTGCATCATCTCGGGCGACAACAACTTCCGTAAGGAGGTCTTGCCGACCTACAAGGCGAACCGTAAAGGCAAGCGCAAACCAGTAGGTTACCCGGACTTCGTGGAGTCCTGCATGCAGCATTACGGAGACCGTGCGTATCGCTGGGATGGCGTGGAAGGTGATGACGTGTGCGGCATCTTGATGACCAATCCCGGTCTCGCTGACTGCACCGTTGTGGTGTCGGCAAGCTGCGACAAGGACTTCAAGACAGTGCCAGGCATGTTCATGCACCTGACTCCCTACAAGCTGCTCAGGACGACTCAGGAAGAGGCCGACCGCTATCACATGTACCAGACATTGATTGGTGATGTGACTGACGGCTACTCAGGTATCCCGAGTGTTGGCCCTGTGGTTGCTGAAGAGTTCTTGGACAACCCAAGGTTCTTCTTTCCAGCATCCAAGGTGATGAAGTCAGGGGCCCGTAAAGGTGAAACGGTCACGTTCTGGGATTCGTGCCCTATGGAAGACGCGAGTGAAGTCATGGACCAACCTGAGGAGCTTCACCTATGGACCTGCATGGTCTCGCTGGCTGAGTCCAAAGGCATGACTGAAGCTGAGCTTTTGCAGCAGGCCCAAGTTGCTCGGATTCTTCGTTGGTCCGACTGGGACCATGAGGCCAAGAGCCCAATCCTATGGACTCCTCTTCGTGGTAGCTGAGGTGGGCGTGGGCATTATGATTTTGCAGTTAATAGCGCTCGCTTACTTCACGTACGAGATTTAAAACCCCCCACTATAACCATGGGAGACTGAAAGTTACTTATCTCCTTTAAGGCATCTTTTCGTCTCCATTAATTGGAGGTGAGATTCTTGTTAAACGATATTCAAGCGGTAATCAGTGATCCTGAAAACATCCCTGATATTCCCAACGCTTCAGCGCAATACCTCAACGTCCGCTGCAACGCTTCCTATCTGGTCCGCACTGGTGCCCTCGACGATCTTCGTAGAGCTGGGTTCTCAGAGGCGTACATCCTCGGTTTCATAGACGGCCTCAATTCTGTCACGGAGCTTATCGAGCTGATGCAGGAGCAGCGGAACACCCCAACCGATGACGACTGATAGGAGGCCTTTATGTGCTTCAGCAGCAAAACCAAACAGCCAAAAGTTGACCCCGCGACCATCGCCGCACCAGCTCCCGTAATGGAAGAAGCCCCTAAAGGGGTCGAGTTTGGTGATGGGAGTAATAGTGATGAGTCGGACACCCCGGATGGAATCAAGGACCTGAAAATCCCGAAGGAAGAGAAGGGTGATGGAACACCTGCGGCAACGGTCGCAACTGACACCGGAATCACAGCCAAGAAGAAGACCACGAATGCGTCAGTTAAACGTGCCCTTAAACGATAGTTAGAAGCAAGGAGGACCCATGGGTTTCTTTAAGAAAGCATTCAAGAAAGTAACGAAGGTAATCAGCAAGGTCGGTGGTGATCCCGCTGGCCTACTGGGTGGCGACAATGAAGAGAAGCCGAAAGAGGCTGCTCCAGTGGCTGCTGCTGTGAACGCGCCGGAACCTGCAAGCGCCGCCGCTCAGGTTGAAGCCCCAAAAGAAGACACGACTACTGATGAGGATAGCGATAGCGAAGCCGCAAAGCGCGCTGCTAAAGCCAAAGGTAAACGTGGTCTGTCAGTCGCTCGCAGCTCGGGGACCGGTCTGAACATCTAAGGAGGTCTATATGGCCTCAACGGCTCGAACAGGGCTTGGAGAGGAATCGGCAAAAGCAGTCTATGACCGCCTGAAGAACGACCGTGTTCCCTACGAGACCCGCGCTGAAAACTGCGCGAAAGTAACAATCCCCTCGCTGTTCCCTAAATCCTCTGACAACGCCTCGACTGACTACACGACCCCGTGGCAGGCAGTGGGCGCCCGTGGTCTGAACAACCTGTCCGCCAAGGTGATGCTCGCGCTGTTCCCGCTGCAAAGCTGGATGAAGCTGAAGGTGTCCGAGTGGCAGGCCAAGCAATTGGTCACTGACCCCGAACAACTTGCCATCGTGGATCAGGGTTTGGGCATGGTTGAGAGGATCATGATGTCCTTCATGGAAGCTAACAGTTACCGCGTGACGCTCTTTGAGCTGATCCGACAGTTGGCCCTTGCAGGCAATGGATGTCTGCACCTACCGCAACCTGATGCCAGCTCGACGGGCTACAACCCGATGAAGCTTTATCCGCTCAGCTCCTATGTGGTGCAGCGAGATTCCTTCGGGAACGTCTTGCAGATAATCACCCTGGACAAAGTGGCTTACGCCGCTCTACCTGAAGATGTCCGAAACGCACTCAGTGATGGCGGTGATAAGAAGCCGGATGAACAAGTAGAGGTCTACACCCACGTCTACCTTGACGATGAGTCAGGCGACTTTCTGAGTTATCAGGAAGTGGACGGTGAGGAAGTGGAGGGCACTGATGGGCAATACCCGCCAGATGCTGTTCCGTGGATCGCTGTGCGTTGGACCAAGCGCGATGGTGAGAACTATGGACGGTCCCACTGTGAGGAGTACCTGGGTGACTTAACGTCCCTTGAGAATCTTCACGAGTCGATGATTAAGTTCTCAATGATCGCCTCAAAGGTCGTTGGCTTGGTGAACCCCAACGGAATGACCCAAGTACGCCGTCTGACCAAGGCTCAGACAGGTGACTTTGTTGCCGGTCGGAAGCAGGACATCGAATTCCTTCAGCTCGAAAAGACAGCAGACTTCTCAGTCGCCAAGTCCGTGGCTGATGCAATCGAAGGGCGCCTTGCCTACGTCTTCATGTTGAACTCAGCCGTCCAACGGTCGGGTGAACGTGTAACCGCTGAGGAGATTCGGTATGTGGCAAGTGAGCTTGAAGACACCCTTGGGGGCGTCTATTCGATCCTCTCGCAGGAGCTGCAATTGCCTTTGGTGCGCATCCTCCTGAATCAGCTTCAAGCCACCTCTCAGATTCCAGACATGCCGAAGGAAGCCGTTGAGCCGACTGTAAGCACCGGCTTGGAAGCGTTGGGCCGTGGTCAAGACCTCGACAAGTTGACTCAGTTCTTCAACGGCCTGCAAGCAATTGCACCGCTGATGCAGGACCCGGATATCAATATGAGCAACCTGAAGATTCGCCTTGCGAATGCCATCGGCATGGATACCGCTGGACTGCTGCTGACCGACGCCGACAAGGCCAAGAAGCAAGCCGAACAGATGGTTGCACAAGGTGGTCAGGCAGCAGCCGCTGGACTTGGTGCAGGTGCAGCCGCTCAGGCAACCGCAAGCCCCGAGAACATGCAGGCGGCTATGGATACCGCTGGCGTCCAAGCAGGCCCAATCGCAGCCTGACAGAAACCCCCACTAAAAGCAGAGACACACGGAACCTTGGCGATTCGCTGAGATGACTCCGTGTGCCTGCTCATTTATCAATTCAGAAAGGAGATTTTTAATGCGCGTCGGAATTCTCGGCCTTAGTGCCGTACTTGGTCATGTTCTTCAATCCGCCGATGTCTATGCGTCCTTCGGTGTGAACAGCGCCGTAATGTCGTCCAGCGACCCAATGGAGCACGAGCAGAACATGCTTGAGCTGAACGTTGCGACTCGCGACGGTGATGACTCTATCGACCTCGTGAATCCTGATGACCTCACTGACGAGACAGAAGGTCAGAACGAGGAGGGCGGCGACCAAGAGGGTTCTGAAGGTGACCTGGAGGAAGGTGAAGAGGGTGGCGAATTTACACCTCTGGGTGAGCCTGACGAGGAGCTAACCAAGGCTTCGCAACAACTCGACGAGTACGCCTCGGGCTTCGAAGAGATGCGCAATCAGGCGATCAAGGCGGGTCTACCCGCTGAGGTGGCTTCCCGCATCGAAGCGGAATATGAAGCTGACGGCAAGCTCTCCGATGATTCCTACACGGAACTCGCCAAGGCTGGCTATTCGGCAGGCTTCGTTAACTCCTTTCTGCAAGGTCAGGAAGCTGTCGCCGAGGCTTACATCACCAAGATTGTTGGTTATGCAGGCGGCAAGGAACAGTTTGACCGTGTCGTTGCGCATCTTAAAGCAAACTCCCCGAACTCTATGGACGCTCTCTATGACGCCATGGAGCGCCAAGACCTGAATACGGTTCGCACCGTTATCAATCTGGGTATGGCGAGTCAGACCAAGAAGTTTGGCAAGCAACCTGAGCGGACTTTGAATCGCCGTGGTGCTGCGCCTGCGGGTCGAACTGCTCCCACCAAAGTTCAAGGCTTCGAGTCTCAGAATGAAATGGTTAAGGCTATGAGCGATAAACGCTACGGTCGTGATAAAGCGTACACCGCTGAAGTTGAGACGAAAGTTCATAACGCTAACTGGTAACTTTTAGCGATCCCAATTAAATACCCCCACTATAACAGGAAGATACTTTCGGACATTTCGTCTGAGGTTTTCCTGTGCCCGGAGATAACTGCATAAGGAGAACTATTACATGGCAAACGCACAAGGTGGTCAACAAATCGGCAAGGACCAAGGCAAGGGGCAAACTGATGCCGACAAACTGAAGAACTTCCTGAAAGTCTTCGGTGGTGAAGTTCTGACTGCTTTCATGCGTCGGGCTGTAACCATGGATAAGCACATGGTTCGCACCATTCAAAACGGCAAATCTGCTTCGTTCCCAGTAATGGGCCGTACTGCTGGTTACTACCTTGCAGCCGGTGAGAGCCTGGACGACAAACGTGGTGAAATCAAACACTCCGAAAAGGTGATTCAGATCGATGGCCTGTTGGCTTCCGATGTACTGATTTACGACATCGAAGACGCAATGGTTCACTATGATGTTCGTGCTGAATACTCGGCGCAACTGGGTGAGGCTCTGGCAATTGCCGCTGACGGTGCTGTACTGGCCGAAATGGCGAAGCTGTGCAACTTGCCAGCCGCTGCTAACGAAAACATCGCCGGTCTGGGTACTGCCACCGTTCTGCCAATTGGCACTAAGACAGCACTTGAGGCTGACGCTGAGGCAATGGGTAAGGCGATTCTGAAAGGTCTTACTGTTGCTCGCGGCAAGTTGACCCGTTCCTACGTACCTTCGACTGACCGTAAGTTCTACACGACCCCTGAGAACTACAGCGCAATTCTGGCCGCTCTGTTGCCAAACGCTGCAAACTTCTCAGCTCTGACCGATCCAGAAACCGGCAACATCAAGAACGTTATGGGCTTCGAAGTTATCGAAGTACCACACTTGACCGCTGGTGGTGCTGGTGATGACCTCGCTGGCACTAACCGCAAGCACGCCTTCCCGGCAACCGCTGCTGGTGACGTAAAGGTTGCACTGGATAACGTTGTGGGTCTGTTCAACCACCGCTCCGCTGTGGGTACTGTGAAACTGCGTGACATGGCTCTTGAGCGTGCGCGTCGTCCTGAGTACCAAGCTGACCAAATCATCGGTCGCTACGCAATGGGTCACGGCGGTCTGCGTCCTGAAGCTGCTGGTGCATTGGTTTTCACAGCGGCCTGATCTCAGTAACGGGCGTGACACTTAGCCAAGCAACTATGAGTCTCCAAATCGGAAACACTAAGACGCTGAACGCTACCGTTGCGCCTGCTGAGGCCACTAATACCTCCGTTACATGGACGTCCAGCAATCCTGCTGTGGCAACTGTGAGTTCTGCGGGAGTCGTTACGGCCGTTGCACAAGGAACTTCTACTATCACCTGCACTACTGTCGATGGTTCTTTTACCAAGACATGCGCAGTGACTGTGCCAGCTCCATAACCACTTAAAACCCCTCATCCCGTTCTCTATGGGGCGAGGGGTTTTTTGCTTTCTATTAATAAAATTTCAAGGAGGCCCTATGGCAAGCTTTGAATCAAATATTGAGTCCGACGAGGAACTACAGGCGGTTAATGACATGCTTGCGGCAATTGGCGAGTCACCTGTTAGTTCTCTTGAAGGGGACCCTAACGTTGATGTGGCGAACTGCCGTCGTTTACTCAATCAAGTCAATCGCGAAGTGCAGTCCAAAGGATGGGCTTTCAATATCGAAGAGGATGCCGCGCTGGTCCCCGATAGTTTTTCGGGGCTAATTAACTATCAGTCTGATTTTCTGAAAATAACCACCGGGACCTATTCGAATCGCGGGGGCTTTGTGTACGACCGGACCACAAAGTCTGATGTGTTTACGCAACCCGTGACAGTGACTCTTGTTCGCCTTCGAGAATACCAAGAGATGCCTGAGTGTTTTCGTTCCTACATCGTGGCTAAAGCATCTCGCCGTTTCAATATCCGATTCTTCGGTGCCGGTGAAGTTGAAGGCTCCTTGCAAGAACAGGAAGCAACAGCATGGGCGGAATGCCAGGAATACGAACTTGATTATGGCAACTACAACATGCTCGATGGTGACGCATGGACCGGTGGCCGAATCTCCCGATAATTAGACAAGGAGGGTCCTATGGGTCTCGTTTCACAGTCAACTAAGAACCTCAAAGGAGGTATTTCACAACAACCGGACATTCTTCGGTTTAGCAACCAAGGCGAACTTCAAATCAACGGATGGTCTTCGGAAACTGAAGGGCTCCAAAAGCGCTCTCCGACGACCTTCGTTAAGCGGCTGGGTGGAGTGGGGCTGTACGGCGCCAAACCTCTTATCCATCTCGTGAACCGCGATGCAGCCGAACAATACTTTATGGTGTTTACAGGTCAGGGCGTAAGTGTGATCGACCTTAAAGGCAACTCTTACGCTGTCCGTGGCTATAACGGCTATGCCAACTGTACGAACCCCCGAACCGACCTGAGGCTGATTACCGTAGCTGACTATACGTTCGTTACGAACCGCAACAAGGTCACCACCATGAAGGGCGTACTGACCCAAGCGGGGTACGTGGGGCTGACTCGCCGGGCAATCATCAACGTGCGAGGTGGTCAGTATGGCCGGACCCTTAAGATTTTCGTAAATGGGGGTGAATACGCAAACCTCAAGATGCCCGTGGGTGACTCGATAGTTACCGTGCCACCACAAGTGGAGCAGACAGATGCTGGGTACATAGCGCGAACGATGGCCGCTCAACTAAACGCAAATCTCGGCACGGGCTGGAGTGCTGTAGCTGGTCAAGGTTGGATATGTCTTACAGGTCCCGGTGACGGGGCTATCGCCACGATAGGTACTGAGGATGGCTATGCAAACCAACTCCTAAACTCCTTCGTGTATCAGGTCCAGTCATTCGCAAAACTGCCCGCTCAGTGCATGGATGGCTACCTCGTGGAAATCACAGGAGAGGCCTCACGGACCGGGGACAATTATTGGGTTAGGTACGACGCCCGTGGTCAGGTTTGGCGCGAAACGGTTAAGCCGGGAATTATTGCCGGAGTTGAACCCACTTCAATGCCACATGCGCTCATTCGGGCGGCAGATGGGCAGTTTGATTGGGCACCGTTGGCGTGGCCTGACAGGACCTGTGGGGATGACACCACGAATCCAATGCCCTCGTTTGTGGGCGACACTGTCAACGACATTTTCTTCTTCAGGAACCGTCTCGGATTTCTATCGGGGGAAAACGTAGTCATGTCCCGGACTTCGAAGTATTTCAACTTTTTCCCGGCATCTGTGAGTGCGATCAGCGACGACGACCCCATAGACGTGGCTATCAGTCATAACCGGGTCAGTATCCTGAAGTACGCCGTTCCGTTCTCCGAACAGTTGCTCCTCTGGTCCGACCAAGCTCAGTTCGTGTTGTCCTCACAGGGCATCCTTTCGAGCAAGACGATTCAGTTGGACCTAACCACAGAGTTTGATGTGAGCGATGGGGCACGGCCCTTTGGGATTGGGCGTGGTGTTTACTTTGCAGCGCCTCGGGCCAGCTACACGAGCCTCAAGCGTTACTACGCGGTGCAGGACGTGAGCGACGTTAAATCTGCTGAGGACGTATCCGCACACGTACCGAGTTACTTGCAGAACACCCTCTACCATATCCACGGGTCGGGCACTGAGAACTTCGTCTCGATGCTCTCTGACCATGCTGAAAATCAGGTCTACATCTACAAGTTTCTCTACCTCAAAGAGGAGTTGGTGCAGCAGTCGTGGTCCCATTGGGAGTTCGGTCTAAACAATCGAATCCTCGCAGCCGACTGCATTGGCTCCTACATGTACCTATTGAATGAGCGGTTGGGTGTCGGCATGTGCCTGGAGCGCATCGAGTTCACAGCGGACACCGTGGATTATGTGCAGGAGCCTTACCGCGCCTACATGGACATGAAGAAACTGATGGCGCCATCAAGCTACAACGAGGACCTCAATGAATCCTATGTGAGCTTGGGGGCGGTGTATGGCGGCGTCCCTGACTCGGCTTCCGTGTTCTACACGCTGGACCCTCAAGGGGTCTTGGAGCGCCACGAGTCTGCTAACTGGAACGTAGACGACCGCATCAAATTCGTCGGGAACCGGATGGGCACCACCTTCGTAATTGGCCGTGAATACGGCTTCCAATACGAGTTCTCAAAGTTCCTCATTAAGCAAACCGCTGACGATGGCACTACCACCACCGAGGATATTGGGCGACTTCAACTTCGCCGTGCGTGGGTCAACTACGACACGTCGGGGGCCTTTGAGGTCAACGTTAACAACGGCTCCACTCAGTACGTCTACGTGATGTCTGGTGGTCGGCTCGGGACAGAAGTGGTCCTTGGTGACCTGACGCTTGGAACGGGCCAATACAAGTTCCCAGTTACGGGCAACGCGAAGATGCAGCGGGTCACCGTTTCGTCGTACTCCCCTGTTCCTTTGAACATCATTGGGTGCGGTTGGGAAGGTAATTATCTGCGGCGTTCAAGCGGCGTGTGAGGCAACTGGTGGGGACGTCAAAAACCCCCACTATAACTATTGCCCATACGGAGATTTAAACGCTATGCATCTAATCAAGGCCACGGAGGCCCACTTGAAGGCCGCTGCTGACGACCTCTGCGCGTCTGACCTGCAAGAGTTTCACTGCATGAAAACCGGAAGAGACCCACGCGATGTTCTACCAGCCGCTCTTGATGAGAACGCTCAGGCCATCGTCTTGGGCTCTTTGGTTCTGGCCGTAGGTGGGCACACCAGTTTGGGTATTTGGTTCGTTACCACCAACGTCGTCCACATGCTTACCAAAGCCGAGCGCTTCCAGTTTTACAGGCTTCTGAAAGAGAACCTGGAACAGGTAAAAGCCAGCTCGCCAAGTCCTAAAACCAACTGGGTTTCAGTGGACAACCACGCGCATATCCGACTGCTGACAAAACTGGGTGCCTCCTTCAATGAGGGCATCTTTATGTCTCCTGCCGGATTTGCTTTTAAACAATTCTGGTTATAGGAGGAATCGCTTATGTGCGAACCCGTAAGCATCGGTATGGCTATCGTTGCCGTCGCAGGTGCAGCTATGAGTGCATCTGAAGGGGCCAAGGCCAAGGGTCAGATGACCGACAACGAGCGCAAGCAGCAGAACGAAATCGTTAAGCAGGCGAACTTCGCTGAAAACGACCAGAAGCTTGCAACTGTAGATAAGCAGGACGAGGCACGTCGCCAGCTCACTGAAGTCAATCTTCAGACCATTCGAAATCAAGGGACCATCAATACGGCCATAGGCGAGTCTGGTCTTGCAGGCAACTCAATGGACCGCTTGAAGAACTCAGTGGCGAACGATGCGTCCGCCGAGAAGATGAACATCACTGACAACTATGACCGCGACTATCAAGCCATCTTTGCGAATCGCGTGGGTAGCTCGGAGAACGCTAAGGCTGCTGTCCGTGGTTTGGGTGGTAACAACCGCAAGGTGAACAACATCGCTAACGCGCTGAACATTGTGTCGGCTGGCGGGAATGCCTACGTGTCCTCAGGCGGTAAGTTCGGTAAGGGGGGCTCAACGGCTCCCGCAGGGGCTGCTCCATCCAACAACAGCCGAAGCATCAATAATGGAGGAACTCGGTAATGGCTAACGAAATTGCTAAGGCACTGGGGCAATCGGCTCAAACCACAAGTGGTCGTCAAGGCTTCCGTGCGGGCCAAGGTACTGGTTATCAGGCTGCGCGCATCAAGCCCGAGGTAGCAGACAGCGCTCTGGGTGACGCTATGCGGAACTTCCTTCAGGCGGGAGGCAACGCGCTCATGGCGAACGATGCCGCTAATAAATCCCAAGCTGATGAACGCTCAAACGAGATTATCCGCAAGCTGACCCCTGAGCAGCGCCGTCAGGCCATCGGAGAGGGCACCTTGCTCTATGCAGATGATCCTGACGCGATGCAGCAACTACGTCTGAAGTCTGGCCAGAATGCTGCCTACGAGGTGGACAACGAGGTCCAAACAGAAATCCAAAAGGGTTCCTTTAGATCCCGCCAAGAGCTGGACGAGTGGCGTCAGGCCCGCATGGAACAGAAGTCTAAGAGCTACGCTGAGATGGCTGGCATTGACCCTAATGACGCCATGTATCAGAGGGGTTTCAATGCGGACATCACCAGACGCAACGCTGCTGTTTATGACCTGCACTCACAGTACCTCTCGAAGAACCTTGAGACTCAGGCAGTTCTTGAGACTCAGGCAGACCTTCAGCCGATGTTGGATGATCCTAAGACGCTGGGTAATCCGGCCTCGGCGGACCACTTCACGAGTTACTTCAACAACGGTTTAAAGACCGGCATCTTTCCCAGTGATGGCCATGCAGTTCAAGCGCTTCAACGTGTGGCGTCTGCTGCTGTGGACAAAGAGGGTGGCGTGACCCTGCTGGACAACCTCGGAGACAAAACGCTCAACGTCTACGGTGGCAATCGCCGGGTAGCGGACTTGCTGGGTCCCGAGATGATGGACAATCTGAAGATGAAGGCCGCGACATCGGCATACACACGGGACTCCAAGCGCAACGAAACATTTGAACTCGGCGTGGCTAACGCTGTGAATGACGCTGACCCAGCAAGTGGGTGGCAGAAACTCAACAAACTGGAGCAGGGCAACGACTGGATTCAGACCGGCGAACAGATGACGCCTCAGCGCCAGAAGCTCATCCAAGCAAAGGCCCAGATGGTTGCCAAAGTGGCGCAGCAGTCTCAAGCGGGGCTCGTAAAGTTGCAGCAGTCGGCCCAAGCGGACAACCGCCAAGCTGTGATTGACGATGCGTACACACGGCGCATGGCTCAAGAGAACGTCTCGGTATCTCCCAAGTTCTTGCCGGTAAATGACAGTACCGGGGAGTTCAAAGAGAGCGACATGGCGACCTATGCAGCGAACAAGCTGAATCAGATAAACGCCATGGAGATTCCCGAGTCGAGTAAGTCAGAAATGAAAGCAGCCTTGCTACGCGCTGACTACGACAAGGGGCCTTTTCAAGAGAACTTCAAGGCACTCCTCACAGACGCCTCACGGGAATGGCAGGGTGCCTTACTAAATCCCGAGCCTACCCAAGAGATGCCACGACTCAAGGAACTGCAAGCGGCCTATCAGCAAGACCCCTCGACCATCGCCCAGTTGTTCCCAGATCAAGCGGGCCTCCTTGAGAAGCTTCGCTACTCCGCTGAGTCAGGCATTGACCCTCAAATTCTGATCGATGCAGAGAAGTCCAAAAAGAACCTCAGCAAAGACGAATCTAAATACCGGGATGAGCAGTGGTCCTCGGTGAAAAATGACGGTGGCTTCAAGGAACTGAAGTTCATCCCCGGACAATTCGAGGGTCAGGCCCGTCAGGTCTTCGATGCGGTGACTTTGCGTTCTGGCGACTCGAACGAAGCAGCCCGTGCCGTCTCCGATTACCTGTCAAAAACCGCCGTCTCGTTCACAGAGTCAACCGGCTGGACAGGCTCTGACAGTTTCCACGGGATGGTTAGTAAGCGGGACCTCATGACTGACGTGAACGATGTCAATTCATGGGAGACCGGCAAGTCCATCATCGACGAAACCATGCAGAACCTAAAGAAAGACGCTGACTGGGGTTCCGGTGGTCTTACGGTCACTTCGACCCAAGGAAACATCACCATCCAGTCCCTTACGGGGCGCCGCCTACGACTCAGCAAGGAAGCCCTCGGGAACCTCGCACGGGATCGCGCAGCACAGCAGAACCAAGCGCTCTTCGATAAGAACGTGAAGTCTGCCCAGAAGAACCAAGAAATTCACGAGCGGTACATCCTCGGAGGAGCCCGCAAACAATGACTTAGACAGGAGAAATGAATGACTGATTACGCATCGGTGAAAGCCAAGGGCACGCCATACGACAGCATGATTCGTCAGGAAGCTGACCGCCAAGGCATCCCCTACGACTTCATGCACAAGCTCATCTTCAATGAGTCAAGCTTTGATCCCACATCCAAGTCCCCAACAGGCCCTTTGGGTCTCGGCCAGATGACGGAGCTGACCGGCAAGGCTTACGGGCTGATGACCCCTGCGGACCGCATGGACCCCAAGAAGGCTATCCCAGCGATTGCCAGCCACCTCAAAGACCTCAGCGGTGCCTACAAGGGTGACTTGTTGAAAACCGCATTGGCCTATAACCAAGGGCAGGGCCGCTTAGGCTCCCCACAGTTGAGCGCTCTGGACTCAGGTGACTTCAGCAAGATCAGCCCTGAGGGTCAGAACTATATGCGCAAGCTGCTGGACGTTTCCGGTGACTCGCCATCCCGTCAGTGGTTCGATGCGCAGGAGGTGACCAACCCTGGCATAAACCCAAAGGCTCAAGCCGTCACCTTTGAGGATGCTACTCAGGGTGTGGCGGCAAGCTCAAAGGTCCGCGTAGGCGAGAACTTGCCCCAACTGGGGAACATGAGCCTTGATGGCGGCGCTGCCCCTCAGACTCAACAGGATTACATCACGCTGTCGAACCATATCGGGAAACCTGAAAAGGGAACCTTCGAGGGCACAGGTGATGCAATGGCCGCTTATCTGGCTACATCATCGGGCGCCTCGATCTTCCGCTACGCCACTCAGGAAGACCATGACCCGCTGGACTGGGTGAACCCCACAGATAACTCTCAGTGGACCGCTGAGGATTACGACATGATCCGCAAGGAAGGCGTAGACCCTCAGTATTTCAGCTTCGTACAGGACTACTCCAAGGGCAAGCGGGCCAACCTTCCGAACGCCATTGCGATGGCTAAAGAGAACATGGAGTACGAGCGGCGTATCTATGCAACTGGCACAGGGGCGCAGATCGTTGGCGGCTTTGCGGGTGCTGGCCTTGACCCAATGACTTACGTACCTCTCCCAGGAACAACAGGTGTTCGCCTCATCTCCCGTGTAGCGCAGGGCGCGATGTACTCAGGTGCTGCCGCAATGGCATCCGAGGGGCTTCGCGAAAACATGACGGGCATCGAAGCGCATTACGGTACAGCGCTGGTGGGTGGTGCTCTTTTCGGCGCAGGTGCTACGGCCCTGTTCGATAAGGCTCTTCGAGCGGCCCCTAAGGCTGCTGCCCGTCCCGAGATGGCAGACGGTGACCTTGAGTCGATCCTTGCGCGCCATGGGGAGTCCGCCTTACCAAACCGCAACGTTGACGTAGACCTTGATCTACTGGCTTCTTCCAGACCCGCTAAGGCTCCCGCTGAGATGGGCGATGCTGAGATGGAAGCCATCCTTGCCAAGCACGGCGAGCGTGGACCACAGAATGACGGTCGCTCGTTATCCGATGAGGACTACAGCGACATCCTGTCTCGCCATGGTGATTCCTTCGACCCTAACGACTTCGCCGGTCCGAGCATTCGCTTGGAGGCCCGTGAGACTGCCCGTCAGTTGGGTCAGGAAGATCCTTCACGCTTCCCATGGCTGGCCGGTGAGGAACCTAAGGAAGCGTTCGGGGTGCACTATGTGGACCATCCCAATGAGCCGGGCGCTGTGCGGTTGCAGGACGGTTCTATCCTGTCTGCCACCAATCCGTTGAATCCAAAGCTCCTGGCTGAGGCCGCTGAGGTCATGCCTGATCGTGCTGCGAAGGGTGTGTCGATGGGAGGCTTTACGGAGATTGGCTATTTGCTCAATCGCTCAGAGAGTCCTGATGTCTTGGCGCTGGGTAGCCAACTGTTTCGTTCCCCTACAGGCACCGTCACAGGCTCTAACGGGAAGTTCGGCGCTACCGCTTCTGACATCATTGAGCGCATCCAAGGTCAGGACCATGTGACCTACAACAAGATGTCGGAAGAGGTCTTGGAGGCAATCAAGGACCCGAGCTATGTGATGTCCGATGGTGGCCGACAAGCTCACATTGAACGTGCATACCGCCGTGTCGCAGAGGCCATTGAGGAGGTCTCAGGCAATAAGCTGGCCCAACTAACAGCGGGCGAGCGGAAGCTAATGGACACCATCAAGAACCACTACGACACCAAGGGCGACTATCTGGCCGCGCCCGCTCAGTTCGGTAACCGTAAGGCCCGCCCTGTGTTGCCGGAGACTCGTCACGCTGGCTCCTACATTCCTAACATCTATTCGGCCGCCGCCAAGAATCTTCACCTCCAGAAGTTCGGCGGGCAGGATGGCCTTCAAGACGCAATCAAAGAATCTTGGCTTGCCAGCTATGCAGCTCGGCCCCACGTCAAAGCTCGGGTGGACAACTACCTGAAGGCTGCCGTGGATGAAGAGCTGGCAGCACGCCTGCCGAAGCCTGTCGGGAAGAAACCAGCGGCTCCAGTGGATACCGTGAAGCTTCGTGAAGACATCCTGAATGAATTGGTCGAGGACTACGCCACGCGGAAGGCCTTTGGTGTCGCCAAGTCTGAGGACTTCGATGCGTCGAATCTGCTTTCTCTGAGTGACCAAGGAAGCATCCCCGGCTCTATGGGGCTTGCCTCCAACAACTTCCTTGAGGGTCGGCACCTCTTTGACTCGGACATGGCTGTCCCGTTGTCGGACGGTTCGCAGTTCGCGGTCAATGACCTTCGTGAGTTCGACCTGTCTCGCATCACTCCCAGCTACGACCGCCGTGTAAATGGTGACATTGGGATCATGGGCGCGACGGGCAGGACCACAGCGGAACTCCTCCACGACATCACAAAGGTGAAGACTGGATCGGCTACCGAGCGTAAAGCCCTTGAGGAGTCCGTAAAGATTCTGACAGGCCGTGCACGTCGTGATCCTGAAGGCGCCTTAGCGACAGCTTCCCGTGCCCTAACGGATATGAGCTTCTTCGCAAAGAACGCCTACATGGGTGTGCAGAGCATCACTGAGGTTGCCGGTTTGGTGACCAAGGGGCACACACGGATGCTCTTGAAGGGCGTTCCGCTCCTTAGGGACATGACTACTTGGGGTTCCAAGATCAAAGCAGACGACCTCGCTGATATGCATTCGATGGTCTTCGGGCGGGAGCTGGATAACCACATTCGGCCAACTCGTCAGGACATCATCCAGCGTCTCCGTGACCATGCGAATACGAACCCGGCGCTTGCTCAGGTCGTGGGAACGATCAAGTACGGCACACAGGAAGCATCAGCGTGGTCGCCATTCACCAAGTTCCTCACTGAGTCCTCCAACTACATCGCAGACGCTGGCCGTCAGGGTGTCTTATCGGACTTTGTGAATCACGTAGCCGGTGGTCGTAGCTCGAAGCTCTTTGATGCTGAACGCTTGAAGTCTATGTCGATCACCCCTGAGCAGTTCACAGGGATGAAAGACCTCATCACGACTTACGTGAAGAAGCAGCCTGATGGGTCCTACAAGATCACTGATCGTGCAGCTTTCCAGCGTGACCCTCGGACGATGGACCTATGGCGCATGGGCGATAAAATCGCGGATGAAACCATTCTGAGGCCTCACAAGTTCTCTTCGACGGACACTGAGGCCTATGGCGCTGGCGTAAAGATGGCGATGCAGTTCAAGAACTTCACGATGCGCTCCGTCAACTCCAGGCTCGTCCGTGGTTACCACGATGCGACCAAGAACGGGCGAGCGATTGACCAGACCATGCAGGCGGTCCTTTCGACAGGCCTTGCTGTTTCAGGCTACGTCGCAATGAAGTACAGCCAAGCAGCAGGGATGCCAAAGGACCAGCGTGAGAAGTTCCTAAAGCAAGCGCTTGATCCCAACATGTTGGCCTATGCGGCTATCTCCCGTAGTTCCCACATTGGCGCTCCTCTGGGCTTGGCGAACATCGTAGCGGCACCTTTGGGCTTCGATCAGGCCGCAATGGTCCGTTCCTCGATTCTCCCAAGAGGCCCCAAAGAGCAGCGTCCGCAAGGTGCCATGAAGTACAGCGCTACGAAGGATGATCGGACCACAGGCGTTCTCGGTCGTATAGCTGAGCAGGTTCCGGCTTACGGGGTTCTCGCGAGCGCCGGACAGGTTGGTTACAACGCCTTTGGGGCATCTGGTACGGACTCCCGCCGTGCTGACCAAGAGTACATGACAGGCGTTTTCAATGGCCTTCGCGGTCTCGTGCCTAACGATCCAGTCAGTCAGAAGTTGTTGCTACTGATGATGGAAGGGCAGGGCGTAGAGATTCGCTAAAAACACCCACTATAAGCAGGACAGAAACCTTGGCGGCACCTTCTGGTGTTCGCTTCAGGGTCACTGTGTCCTGCTTTCTTTTATCTGAAAGGAGGTATTAATGGCCGCACCTAAAACCGTCCTCACGTATCCCCTTAATGGGGCCTCAAAGGACTTCGCAATTCCATTCGAGTATCTGGCCCGCAAGTTTGTCGTGGTGACCCTCATTGGGACGACCCGGCGCGTGTTGGTGCTTAACTCGGAATATCGCTTTACCACCAAGAAGCAGATAACCACTACGGCCGCTTGGGGGCCTGCTCAAGGTTTCGACAACATAGAAATCAGGCGGGTGACCTCGGCGACTGAGCGTCTTGTGGACTTTAGTGATGGCTCGATTCTCAGGGCCTACGATTTGAACACCGCACAGGTCCAGTCTCTGCATATCGCAGAAGAGGCGCGGGACCTGACCGCCGACACCATTGGTGTGAACAATGATGGTGACCTGGATGCGCGTGGTCGCCGGATTGTGCACTTGGCGGATGGGGTTGAACCGGGCGATGCGGTGACGCTCCGTCAGGAGCAGGCGTGGTCGCTTTCTGCTATGAAT